GCTGAGCGAGCTTATGAGTTTGGGCCAAAAGTGGACAATCGCGTGCTTGTGATTACTGCTGGATGTGACGTCCAAGATGACAGAATTGAGGTAGAGGTCCTGGGGACTGCACGCGCTGAGGAGAGCTTTTCCCTGGCCTACCACACGCTTTATGGCGATCCATCAACCCCGCAATTATGGCAAGACTTGGACAACATTTTGGCCAGCAAATATGAGACTGAGGACGGTCGCGTTTTACAGATCCGCGCCGCCTGCATTGATAGTGGCGGCCACTACACAAAGGCGGTTTATGACTTTGTGAGGCCGCGTGAGGGCCGTCGCATTTTCGCCATAAAAGGTATGGCTGGAGAGGATCGTGCGGTTGTTAGCAGGCCCACCAGGAACAACATTGGCAAGATCAGGCTGTTCACCCTTGGGGTTGACAATATTAAATCTTTAATATTTGCCCGGCTTAAGTTACAATCAGAGGGTCCGGGTTACTGTCATTTCCCGAATGACCGGCCAGATGAGTATTTCAAGCAGCTGGCGTCATCGGAAAAAATTGTGACAAGATATCACAAGGGCTTCCCTCGCCGGGAGTTTGTCAAGACCAGGACAAGGAATGAGGCACTCGACTGCCGGGTTTATGCGATAGGGGCGCTGGCCATTTTGAATTTGAACCTAGACAGCCTGGCAGAGCGTGCAGCTCGACAAGTCAAAGAGGCCAAGCCAGACGCGCCTCAAAATCCATCGCCTCGCCGGTCAATGGTGAGCCGTAATAGTTTTGTTAATGGGTGGCGCTGATGGCTAATTTGTTTGACACCGCTAATGCGCCGACAATAGAACCGGACCAAATTGTTGTCGGTGATCGCGTCACTTGGCGCAAAAGGGATCTTGGTCAAGACTATCCATCATCAGCATATACAGTTGCGTATGTGAGCCGTATTTCCTCCGGCGGCGGCACGCATGAATTTACAGTCACTGGCTCGGCTGATGGTGATGATTATCTTTTTACAATCACCAGTGTGACAAGCGCATCATTTGATCTGGGTCACCATCACTGGCAGCTGGAGATAACCCGCACCAGCGACAGTGAGCGGATTGTTATTCAGACTGGCTCGTGGGACATAATCACCGACTTGGACAACAATGTTGACCCACGATCTCACGCTGAGATTATGGTGGACAAAATTGAGACTGTGTTGCAAGGCCGGGCTGATGCTGACGTTTTGTCCTATTCGATCAATGGCCGGTCACTGTCAAAAATGCAGCCATCTGAGCTTGTTGAGTGGCGTGACTATTATCGGCGTGAGGTGATCTTAGAACATAAAAAAGACCACGTTAAAAATGGCCGCGCCCACGGTGGCACAATCAAAGTGAGGTTTTAACGATGGGGCTTTTTGATTTTTTAAAACGCGATCAGCAGCCCACTAAGATGGGGCGCCGTTCTTATGCGGCGGCAAGAACAGGCCGGTTGTTTGGCGACTTTGTGCAATCTGGCAATTCCGCTGACAGTGAGTTGCGCTTCACTTTGGAGGTAATGCGCAATCGCAGCCGGGAACTTGTGCGTGACAATGAATACGCCCGGCGTTATGTGAACCTCCTCAAGACAAACGTCGTAGGCGATAGTGGCTTTCATCTTCAGGTCAAGGCCAGAAATGATGATGGCAAGCTGGACGCAACCGGCAACACAATCATCGAGAACGCCTGGAAAACTTGGGGGCGGCTTGGACATCCCACTGCCGATGGTCGGATGTCCTGGTATGATTGCCAGCGCCTAGTCATTGAGACGTTAGCGCGAGATGGCGAGGTGTTCATCAGGAAGCTGAACGGCCCTAAATATCGTGACGGTTTTGCCTTACAGTTTATTGAAGCCGACATGATCGACGAGAAAAAGAATGAGGTTATGGGTAACGGCAGTCAGATCAGGATGGGTGTCGAAATGGACAAGGCCCATCGCCCGATTGCTTATCACGTTTTGACGTCTCATCCTGGGGATCGTTACTACAATACGCCGCAATCCAGGAAGCATGTTCGCATCCCGGCTGATGAGATCATTCACGTTTTTATGCCAACGAGGACGCATCAGACACGCGGTGAGCCGTTTATGGCTGCTGCAATGTCTGCGCTCAAACATCTCGGCGCATATCGTGAGGCTGAGGTAATTGCAGCGCGTATTGGTGCGTCAAAGATGGGCATAATAACAACGCCTGGTGGTGATGATTTTGTGGGCGATGGATATGAGAATGAGTTCACTCCAACGATCACCGCCTCGCCTGGTGAGTTTTTCCAGCTTAGTCCTGGGATGGATCTTAAAACGTTTGACCCCAACAATCCCAACACTGGATATGCAGAGTTCGAGAGCGCTATGTTGCGCGGCGTTGCATCTGGCCTGAACGTTAGTTATGCCAGCCTCTCCAATGACCTATCGTCTGTGAATTATTCAAGCATCCGGCAGGGCGCTTTGGATGAGCGCGATGGCTACAGGGCTTTGCACATGTTTATGATTGAGCATTTTGTTGAGCCGGTATTCAGAGAGTGGCTCAATTCTGCTATGGACTTTGGCGGCTTGCCATTGCCATCAAGCAAATATGGCAAGTTCGTTGATAATGCGAGCTTTAGGGGCCGGGGTTGGAACTGGGTCGATCCGCTCAAAGAGATTAATGCGGCTGTTGTTGGGCTGCAAAATGGCGTTCTGTCAATGCAGGATGTAGCGGCAAATTATGGCAGAGACGTCGAAGAGACCTTCAGCCAGATTGCACGCGACAAAGAGCTGGCTTCACAGTTTGGTCTAAATATGGCGTTTGAGCCATTTGGTCAAAAACTGCCAGCAGAACCCATTGTTGATGGTGGCGATGATGGCGACGTATAAGGGCCAAGACATTGATCTGCGCCCAACCAAGACGATGGCAGAAGAGGCGCAGCGCGGCCTTGATTGGCGCGAGGAGTACGGCCGGGGTGGGACGGCTGTGGGGGTTGCCAGGGCTAGGCAGCTGGTCAACCGCCAAGAGTTATCGCCCCGCACTGTGCGTCGGATGGTGAGCTACTTTGCGAGGCATGAGGTCGATAAAGATGCTGAGGGGTTTGTGCAGGGTGAGGATGGATTTCCGTCTGCTGGACGCATTGCTTGGCAATTGTGGGGCGGGACACCAGGCAAGGCCTGGGCTGAAGAGAAGGACCGCATAATGGACAGGATTGATAATGAGGAACGCGCCGAGCCTGACGCGTTAGATGTTGGTGACTTTGTGAGCTGGGACAGTTCCGGGGGCAGGGCCAGGGGCCGGATTGAGCAGGTTGAGCGTGATGGCTCAATAAACGTGCCAGACAGCGATTTCACAATCAGCGGCACGCCAGACGATCCAGCAGCATTAATCAGAATTTATAGGTTGACCGATGAGGGATATGAAGAGACTGACAGCCTTGTTGGTCATAAGTTTAGCACGTTACGCAAAATTCAAGATTTGCGCGGTTGGCATGAAAAAAGACCGTATCCAAACGAACACGCGGCGCGTATTAACGAACCTGACAAATATGATGAGTTCCGGCGTGATGCGGATGCTGGCGGCGAAGAAATTGATTTTATCTATGGTTTGGGCGACAATGGGTCGGAGATACAATCAATTCGCTTTGATGCTGATAGATACTCTGAGGCAGAAGCGCGTGAATGGTTGCAAGACCACGACTTTGAACCAATTAAGTTTGAACCAGCAGCAGAAGGCAGAGAAATGGAAGAGCGACACATCAAGGAGGTTGTGGAAACAGAAGAGGATGTGACCATCGTCTTTGAAAAACACAGCAATGAAGAGGAGCGCTTTGACCGCTCTGACCTTGTTATGCGTGCGATAGGGATGGACGAAAAGGCCATCGATGAAGAGAGCCGCACTGTGCGTGTTGGCGTTTCATCAGAGGAGCCGGTAAAGCGTTCATTCGGATTGGAGGTCATTGACCACACCGCCGCAAACATGAACTTGGATTTCCTTAACTCAGGAAGAGCGCCACTTTTGATGGATCACGATATGGATCGTCAGGTGGGCATTGTGGAATCTGTTGAGCTAGATGAGGATGCGCGGCGTCTCCGCGCTATGGTGCGCTTTGGAAAAAGCAGCCTTGCCTCGGAAGTGTTCAACGATGTGCTGGATGGTATCCGGCAAAACATCAGCGTCGGGTATCGTGTGGATGGCCGCGTTGAGAATGAAAATGACCCGGATGAATATTACCGGGTCGCAACCACACCAATGGAAATTAGTATTGTTTCAATCCCGGCAGACCAGTCAAGTCTTGTCGGCGTTGGCCGGTCTAGTTCCGAACCTTTACATGCAACCCCAAAGATCGAAGAAAGGAAGGACAAAATGTCTGATATTGATCTTGATGCGGTAAGGCAGGAAGCCGCCAAAGCCGCACAAAAAAATGCCAAAGAGATTATGACTTTGGCACGCAAGCACAATCGTGCCGATATGGGTGAAGAAGCCCTGGGCCGTGGTGCAAGCATTGATGAGTTCCGGGGAGAGCTTCTCGAAGCTATCGAGAACCAGCCTCTTGAGGCACCGGCTCATGTTATTGACGCACCTCAGAAAGAGCAGCGTCAATATTCACTTGGCAAGATGATTCGCGCACAGGTCACTGGTGACTGGCGTGAAGCGGGTCTGGAGCGTGAGATGCACGACGAGATTGTTGCCCGGACTGGCAAGGAAGCTCGCGGCTATTACATTCCTGATTTTGCCTTCCGCTCTGGCGTGATGACAACAGCCGCAACTGGTGCGGTTGGTACAGAGAATGTCACTGACAACTTTGTCCCAACAATCCAGCGTGGTGACATGTTCATCGAGGCGCTCCGGGCAAAGCAGGTGATGGCCAACTTGGGCGTCACATACATCGGTGGCCTGACCAACCGTATTCGGATGCCAAAGATCGCAACCGGCGCGGCAGCAGGCTTTGTCGAGGAAGCTGGGGACGTTAGCGATCAGTCACCGACTGATGCAGGCGTAACCTTGCAGCCTCGCACTCTCGGCGCAAAAGCTGCAATCTCGCGGCTGCTGGCTCTTGAGAGCATCCCAGCAATCGAGCAAGTTGTTCAGGACGATCTGCTGCGTTCAATCGCAGACAAGATTGAGTACTATGCCATCCAGGGTTCTGGCTCATCAGGCCAGCCAACCGGCATCCTGAACGATGGAAACGTCGGCAACGTCGACATCTCAGCTGGTACTGATGTAGCTGCTCTGACTTGGGCCGATATCACTGACCTGGTTAAGACTGTTGAGGATGCAAATGGCGTCGTCAATCAGGCTGCTCTGGGCTGGTTGTCAAACCCGAAGGTGAAGGCGAAGATGGCCAACACTGTTAAGGTATCTTCAACCGACAGCGTGATGCTGCTCAACGATCCTTGGAACAACATCTATGGTTACAATGCTCAATTCACCAGCAACGTACCATCAGACCTTGATCCAGGCGACGGCGGTTCAGACGCCAGTGCTTTGATTTTCGGCGATTTTTCACAATTGCTTGTGGGCCTTTTCGGAAGCCCAAGCGTGATGGTCGATCCGTATTCAGAGGGCGATAGCGGCAACGTTGTTATCCGCGTGATGCAAGAGGTAGACGTTGCTCTGCGCAACGCTGCAT